GGTGTTTTTGAACAGGAAATGGACAAACCCTGGAACCCCAATATGGAGTATATCCGTATCTGATTTATCAAATACAAACCAAGCTGTAAATATGTCGGTATATCTGGGTCTCAATGGTAATTTATTCTTTAATGTAAATACTGATTACAACGACACCTATAGTTTATATTCATTTTGTAATGCGAATAAATTACCAGGATGCACACCGGGTGGAGGGTCTGTATTTCAATATGATGGAAGTAAATACACTTGTTCAAGTTGTCTTTTTTTATCAAATGATGGTAATTTATACATCTTTCGGTTTTGTGCAGAACCAGGTGGAAATGTTACTATACCATCTGATATTATGCAAAATCCCACAAATTATTTACAATTCTTGATTTATTCTTCACAAACAAGTTCCTTGCCTTTATATAGAGGTTGGGATGATCAAGAAATAGCATCTGGTGTATCAAGTAATATTTTTTATCCAAAAATAGAGCCTGCATTAACATATGGACAATCAATATACTCTCTTGATGGAAGATTGCGATTAACTTTTGAAAATGATAATTTACATAATAAATTAACATTATATACAGGTGACCCAACAAAATCGGGTTGCGCTCAATCTATGGGTAGTGATTTGTGGAATGGAATCGACGGTGTTGCAATGAATTATATTAAACAACAAGCAGATAGTGTGGATGATGCTCTTGGTAAATTGGCTTATGTAAATCGTTTGGGAACTTCGTATGAATATACAGATGAAGAATTATTTGGGTATTCTGATAAATATACAATTAATCCGGGATTTAGTGTAAAATCAATTGATACAGTTAGTTATGCTAAAAAGGTTAATGATGATAATATTTATGATAATAGTACATCGAGTATAGAACAGTGTCAAAAAAATTGTACCAGTTTGAGTAGTTGTCGTGCAGCTGTCATTGACAACAATTCTTGTTATTTACTTGATACAATTAATAATTCAGATCTTGTCTATAAAATGGGTGGCGAAGATAGTATCACAACTCTTAGTAATACTGCACCATCCTATACAAAATACACAAATAATATGCTTTATGGATTTGATTTACCTGGTTCGGGAACAACATTTGATACGCCTGAAAAATGTCTCGATTTTTGTAATTCCACTGATGGTTGTGATGGTGTCCAATATGGTAGACTTGCCGGTAATTGTTGGACAAAAACATCCGAGGGAACTTCTGATATGAGTCATTTAACTACAATTGATGATAATGATGTATATATTCGTGATAAAGAAACTAAAAAACCATATACAAAATATCCTAATACTGGTTTATGGGGATATGTTGCACCAGGAGAAACAGCGGATGGACAAATATTTGATACGCCTGAAAAATGTCTCGATCATTGTTCCAGTATTGATGGTTGCACAGGTGTTGAATATTGTATAATGGTAATTGTTGGACAAAATCATCCGAAGGAACATCTGATATGAGTCACTTGGCACCAGCTAGTGGAGGAGATGTATATATTCAAGATAAACAAACCCCTCAAACATATACAAAATATACAAATAAAGTACTTAATGGTTTTGATTTACCTGGTTCGGGTGGTATATTTGATACTATTGAAAAATGTCTCAATTTTTGTAATTCTACTAACGGATGTCGAGGTGTCCAATATGATAGAAATGGAGGTAATTGTTGGACAAAATCATCCGAGGGAACCTCTGATTTAAATCATTTGAGTACAAACGATAATAATGATGTTTATATTAACAGTTCATCGGGTCCACCACAGCCACCAAATCTAATGCTTCGTGTACCAACTATTAAAAAGGAGGGTGAAATTGATAATACGATAAGTTACACTTCATATCCGCAAAAGGGATTATACGGTTATGATTTACCCGGAAGCGGTGAAGTTGTTCAAAGTGCTGAAAAATGCTTGGAAAAATGTAATTCTACATCTAATTGTACCGGTGTTGAATATTGGTATATTGGTAATTGTTTTACAAAATCATCCGAAGGAACTTCTGATTTGAGTCATTTGGCTCCATCTACTAATGGTGATGTATATATTCGTAATAAACCAAGCGTTAATAAAACAGGTGTTTCATATTTAATTTCACCCGATGTTAATGTAATTAATACGGATAAATATTCAAACTATAATATATCAAATAATCCAATGTCACCTGATGTAACGGATGTTGCATTGATGCCAAATTCAATTACATCTAATTTTGAGTCATCCAATAAAGCTTTGGAAAGGGTAAATAAAACAATTGTAGGAGAAACAAATCGTATTATAAAAGAATCATTTGGTAATAGACAATCTCTCTATACAACCAATAACGATAAAATAGGAGGTATTGATAATAGTATAACCGGGTATTTATCCGGAAAACCGTCTATAATGGCTCAAACAATTACTATGAATAAAATGATGAGTAATTCTTTATTGAAAATGAATCATCTGAATGTTATATATTGTTGTCTTTTTGTTTTAGCTGGTATTTTATTGATTATTGCTTTTTCTATTTCTTTGTAATATTATAGTATAATATGGAAAACGAAGGTATTATTAGTGATATAACACAGTTGGAAACATCTCTTGTAAATACCATTCAATTTACAGACAATCCAAAAATGAAGGCATCGGCTGAAATTGAATTGAAAAAATTGCAAGACCTTAAACAACGATATACCCAAAATACAAATAAGTTGTACGAAAATGCATACATATATGATAAAGCTGTTAATGAATTGATTGGGTACCAATATAATGCTATTGGTGCGATGAATGATATAAATAATGAATTAACTACAGAACAAAGAATCGCTTTACAAAATCTTGAAAACAAACAAAGAATGACACAGATTAATACTTATTATAGTGATAAATATTCAGATTATATATTTATCACAAAAATGATAATTTTATTGTGTGTCATTATCATTATTCTTTCTGTACTAACTAAGAAAAATATATTACCTCGTCGTTTTTATTCACTATTAATTATCATTTCTTGTTCTTTTATTACTGCTATTATCATTATGAAATGGGTTTCTATAAGGGCTCGGGATCCCATTAATTACAACCAATTTAAATTTTATGTTCCACCTTATACACCAACATCAAGTCCTACTAATTATGGTTATGCTAGTTCTACTGGAACTTCTACTGAAAGTTCGGCTACTGATCCCACAAGTTCTTCTGATTCGTCATCTGGTTCTGCAGCAGATTCTGGTGATACTGGTGTTGGTGGTAAAGGACGATTATCTAAAATTATTATGAATATATAAAATAGATGTCTGAAGAAACACAAAATTTTACACAAGCGTTAGGAGATAAATTTAATAAAATGATGGATGACCCAACCTTGTTTAGTGTCGAAAAAACAGAAGAACAAAAAAAGGATGATTTAAAACAAAAATTAATTACTTCTGTTGTAAATGCTCGTACAAATATTTCTCAATCTATGAAAAATTTTAGAGAATATTATATTCAAACGTATGGAATCGAAAAATGGGTTGAGTTTAATAAAAATCCAGACGCTTTTGGGACTTCACAATTCTTAATTACAGGTATAAAACCAAATGCTCAAAAAAATGAGGCTATACCATCCGACCTTGGATTTTTATCGCCTTCGGCAAGTGAAACTGAATTTCGAACATCACCAAGCTTTTATAAAAAAATATACGATGTGTATTTGAAAAATACCATAACAAGTGCTAAATATTACAATGAAATTTCCAAAAAATCATCGGATGGATATAGCACCTCTCTTAGTGATGAGTTATATAAATTATTTAACGTAGACTTGGACACACAAATTAAAAATCGCGTTAATTCTTCCAATGTCAATGAACGAAAAGCATATTATGAAACCCAAGAAACGAATATTTTATATAATGCAATCACAAATATACAAACTTTTTACATTCGTATTTTGTTAATATTATGTTTCATCATTTTGTATGTATTTTTCTTAACTCAAGAAATAAATGTTATGTCTATTATAAAACAAATCTTATATTTAGCCACGTTAATTGCATTACCATATATTATATCTTTTGTAATACGTGTATTAATTATAACTCCTCAAAAGTTATATGAATATCTTCCAGCAAATACTTGGATTTCACATATGTCAACCCCTCCTGTATAATACATAATATTTATTGAATCATTGAATTCTTGAATCCTTGTATAATTTTAAAATATATAATATATAATATATATTAATTAACAATGATTCCCAAAGATATATACATTTGTCATAAAAATTTAGATGATATTGAACAATATTCCAACAAATGGAAATTATTAAATCCCGATATGAATATTCACCTTTATGATGATAATTTATGTATACAATTTCTACTTGAAAATTTTCCACCAATCTATGCAAATATTTTTAACTTCATTAAAGACGGTCCGATAAAATCAGATTTTTGGAGATTATGTATTCTATATATTAATGGTGGATGTTATGTTGATGCCGATATAGAACCATTTGTACCACTATCAAGATATATAACTTTCGATGAATATTTCGTGACGTGTTTATCCTGTTTTAACAATAGTTACAACCCCCATTTTATTATGTGCGAAAAACATAATAAAATAATTGGTAAATGCATCGATCAATATATTCATTTTTATTTGTCTAGAAAGATATATTCTTATAATAATTGGAGTATAGTACACATATTTAATAATATTTTAAAATTTAAAATAAATAATAACATATCAGGTGAATATATCATAAATGGAAAAAAGCTTAAATTTCTAAAAGAGGAACAAATTAACACAAATGGACGTCAATACTGTAACTATAAAGGTCATATAGTATTAAGTAACCGTTACGAAAATTATAAGAATCATCGATTTATGACCGATGAAGAAATCAAACAGTTAGAAAATATACGCAGATATAAATCTTTACCAAATAGATTAAGTATGGATGACATAAAAAATTTATCAAATATCAATAAAAATATTTCATTCCGAATGATAAAATGATATTTTATTTATTTGTTATTATTTTTTTCATCTCATTTTCTTATTAATCTTATTTAATTAAATAAGATTAATATCAAGTAAACATAAACATAACAGTACAAACAAAGATAATTGTTATATTGTCCTTTTTGATTCTTCTATATATTCAATATACTGTTCCGTATTTGAATCATCGTCATCATCTCCAATTGGCTCTTGTTTAATAGCGGTTCCCAACCAACCCTTGGTTTTATATTTACCAAATTTCTTTTCCATATATTCATTAACTTCTGTAAATTTGGGCTTTCTACTATGTGTTCCATTATGTTGAAACCATAAATCAAACTCTTGTCTTAACTCACATTTCATTACACCCTTCTTGTTATTCGATGTACGAATAATTCTATCATTAATAAATGCTGAAATATTATCTTGACCTTGACGATATTTAATCGATTCGGATAATACTATTTCACAGTCATTGACAACACCATCTGTTTTTATTACAATATCAATTAATAAACTTGCAAATACTGGAGCCCATAATAACAATTTTTCTTTCAATCCTCGGTCTTTTACAAATTTATATTCAGCATCTGTTTTATCGAAATCTTCTTTGTCGACAAATTTCGACATAAATGGAACCACACGGATTCTTCTCCACGTACCATCATCGTTCGAATGAATATCAAACAATACATTTGTACATACAACCAATTTAAACTGTGGATCAAATGTTTCACTCTCGTGATACAATGCTCTACCTTGTAGAGGATCACCTCCTACGATTTCTTTCATAACCCCTTCATTTATACGCATATCTTTCGACGGCTCTTGCATAACTGCATAACGAATACCCTTGAGTTGCATAACTTCCGATGAAGTTCCACCTATATTACCACGCTTTTCTGTAATTAATGATAAAGGAACCATACCTTTGTATTCACCCAATATTTGCGTCATTAAATCTGTCAAAATGGATTTACCATTACTACCACTACCTTTGTATATATTAAATGTTTGATTCATATTTGTACCTATAAATACAGAGGCTAAATGAGACCACATATATTCGCATAAACTTGGATCTGGAAATAATTGTTCCATAAAGGTATTGATTTCTGTTTCTATAGCCCTGTAATTTTCGTGATTCTTTTCCACATATGGTATTTTAGTCGTCTTTGTGATATAATCATCTGCACGACCATCCCTGAATATTTTTTGTTTAAAATCGTAAACACCATTTATGAACCCCATCAAATATTTATTACTATCGATACTCGTCATAAAATTTTTATCATAAAATAACTCTTGTGCTTCTCGCATTATATTATTCTTAGTAGATGTTGATTTCAACTTTATCATAATTTTATTGATATAGTCTTTTTTCTCTATATTTTCCGTCGTGGGATTCCTAACATATTCCTTATATTTTTTACTATATAACCCACACATTTCCTTGGAAATGGCAAGTCGTAATGTTTTACCATTATCAATTTCCCATCGATGATTGTTATACATATACCATATGTTATTTTGAATACTTGCACAGACATAATCATCTTTAAACATATGATGTAACACCTGCGCTAAATCAAAATCAGTACCTGTGAATATCGTTTCATTTATAAAATGGTCTACCGTTTTTACCTTGATTTTTTCAAATTGTTCTGGAGAATATTCCTTGGCCCAATATAAAATGGAACGCTTGGTTAATGGTGATTTATCATTTTTATTAAAATATCTTTCCCATTTACTATGCAAATCTGGTATATCTCTATAACTAAAATCACTTGATTTACTTCTTAGACAAATCCAAGTTAAAAATGTTCTATTGTCTGTATGCTTTAATGCAAACGCGACATTACGATTTAATAAATGTGACCCTGGTTTATAAAATATATCGGGTAATATCATTACATATTCGTGTAATTCTTTCAAATAATAATCTGATTCCGATAAAGATGCGTGTAGATTTTTTAATGCTTGATTTAATGTCTTTGCGTCAACAATCATATCATATGAAATTTCTTCATATGTTTGTACCTCACCTTCATTTTCACATTCAACCCCTTTTTCTATAGTAGGTGTTGTTTTGGGATTCGATACACGTTTTGTACTTTTGCGGGGATTTTTCAAGATATTCAACTCCTCTTTATATTTTTCACTAAGTTCAAACCGCGGATTGTGTTTATACCGAACGGATAATTTACAGAAATCATTTTCCATATCAAACGTGGATGCATCTGTATTTTCGAAACATTCAAACTGATTATCAGAATCATCATATACATATTTCATAAACATTGTCAAACGATATGCCTGATGATTTGCTTTACGCGATCCATATAATGTCCAATTTGTTTTACCCGACGTAATCCCTGAATCTATTATATCATTCCAACTATTTGATAATTTACCTGTCAATAAAGGAAGTGTTGAATCGAACCGCATAACAAGTTTTGTTCGAATCAATAATTGAACATTATGTGGAACTTGAAGTCCAAAAATAATATGAATCCCGTCCTTTGTGTAATTTTTTTCCGATTCGTAATTAACATTTGGTTTTTCCATAACATAAACCTGAAACTCATCCTTGTTTTTAAAATCAAAAACTTTTGTTAATTCATCTAGATATTCGTCAATTATACCAAATATATCATCTTGTGTATGAATACGTTCTGTGATACACCCATTGTATTTAAAATCTAAATCCAATAATAACGGACCCGATAATTCTTCCGTATCTTCCAACTGTTTTTCTGTTAAAAATTCAGAATTCCCACTTTTTATAACGTGCTCATAATAACAACGCATAAACACATCATATTTATCATCGGTTATGTTATAACTTGCACTGGCAAGTCCGAATGATGGTTCGGGTTTCATCCTAGTATGAGTAAAATCCATTCCAGATTTAACTTTTGCATCACAAAAGATACTAGATAAATTCATATTTTGTTGTGATTACTATATCCAAAGAGAATATGTTTATTACTTTTGTAATAACAATGATTTAATCATTTTATTTTAAAACTCATATAGTATACAAATTTAGAAACTTTTTTACTTGTAAATTTATATAATTAATGAGTATATTTAATGAAATTAACATAGATACACCCATTATTTCAAAGGAAACTATCAAACGTTTAGCCAAAGACATTAGAGAAAATATACAACATCCATTAAATTCAAATGGAATTTATTATAAACACTCTGATGTCGATTTATTGTCAGGATTTGCAATGATAATTGGTCCAGAAAACACACCTTATCACAACGGATTCTTTTTTTTTCAATTTAAATTTCCCATTGATTATCCATATACTCCACCAACTGTTACGTTTCACAGTCCAGGATATAATGTTCGATTTCACCCCAATTTTTATAGAACGGGTAAAGTATGTGTTAGTATTTTAAATACGTGGCACGGTGACCAGTGGTCATCTTGTTATTCTCTCAATAATATTTTGACAACATTATTGTCAATGTTTATTCATACACACCCTTTGTTATTAGAACCAATTTTTAACCCTTCCGATACAAAACAACAAAGGGATTATAATAAGGTTATACATCACGCCACTATTCAAGGAAGTATTTGTGATTTTTTAAATCGTGCACCCACCTACGATTTATTTTATCCATTATTCAGTGATGTGTGTATAAAATATTTCTTAGAACATTACGACACAATAATTAATAATGTTTTGTCTTGTAATACCACTGTATCTGTTATTCATATTCCCATCTATAAAATGAAATATAAAGTCGATTATTCACATCTATATACTCAATTATCTTTTTTACATAATAGGTTAATATAACTGAATTAAATATTAATCATATATACATATTAATGGGCGATATTTCTAGACTATTAAATATTTACGATAAAGTTATGGTGCTTAGTATTTATGTAGATAATGATGACGATTTGAAAAATAAATACATCCCTACATCACAATATCATAATATAAATTTATTGTCAAACCCATACTTTATCGACGCAGGTTTTGATTTATTTTTACCTTCACAATCTACGTTTGGTTCTTCTATATTAACAACTATAGACTACAAAATAAAATGTAGTGCTAGAATTC